TTGTTCCATCTGCACTTGCATTTGGTAAAGTTACGGTTTCGGTTAGGTAAAAACTTCCTGTTTTTGCTGTAGCCATACTTACTTGGGGCTGCCGACCGCCTATAAACATCACTTCTATCTTCTAATCGGTGACTGGACGCGGCTCGTACTTATTTACCACCTCTTCCCCACCACCACCCGTTCCTAACTAGCCATACTATTTTACTTTGTAAGTCAAATTAAATCGGAGTATATATATACGAATTCCTCTTAGGATAAATTATGGGAGAAAGGAAATATCGCATAATATGTTTAAAACGCAGCCAATTAGCCACAAAAGGCAAGGATGATTATATCAGTGACTGGTATAATGAATCCAATCTTGTCTATTGGAAACCAAATAGAGCAGGTTATACTGATCAGTATGTAGATGCAGGAGTTTATTCGTTAGAAGAATTGGCTGATTGTGCTGGCTGGTTTGGCGACTGGCTTATTGAACCAACCCCGTGTCAGAGGTTTCAAAAATGAAGCGTCATAAAATGGTTAATTTATGTCCAACATCATTTGAGATTGCTTCACAATTACCTAACTTTAGTAAATGGGTTAGATCTAAGCTAATAGAACTAGACGAACGTAATACTTTCAAGGTTGAATATCACATGTGGTGTCCAGACCATCCAGCATACGTTAGAAAGTCGGAGGTTGTACCGCGCTTTGGTGTGCATTGCACAACGTGTAACTTACAGATGGAAGGAAAGTGGGTTCAAGCATGATGTGTCAATGCGCGATTTGCGGTTTTATTGGTGAAGTCTTTGACTATCATCTGTGGAGAACTACTGATAGACGTTATCCTCAATTATGGATATGTGATATTTGTTACGTAGATCTAAATAATTCTTGAACTACCTAAAGCAGAGCGTTCATACTCTGCTATCTCTGGTGTGTAATCTAAGCCAACACCTGGTCCCGAACCAAATGTACCCTTTGCTCCAGCCTCACCAACTCGATATCCTAGACGTGCCCCAAGGTAAATTGGTGTAGCTACTTTAGGAGCGTATCTAAGTAAGATAGACAAAGGACCTTCTACTGGTGGAGTTTGTTGATTGGCTAACCAATCGTATGCTTCTCTCACTGCATCACGTATTTTAGACATCTAATCAAACCTGATTAGCAAGCTCGTAAGACCTCTTAAGGCGCATCATGTATTCTAGTTGAGGTTCTTCAGCTGACATTCCACTCATAATGACACGCTTAGGCCCCAGGCCGCAAGATGTAGCACCAGCTCCATCCAAAGGAGCACCAGTTGGCAATCCTAACACTCTGTAACAATATAGGCAATCAGCTGCAGTTGGTTCTAAACTTGAATAATAAAAATCTTGTTCTGGTGTTATCCAACTAACACCAGGCATAGTTGCATCAGCTATTTGGTCAAGGTTTACATCATAACCAGTGAGATGTCCATGGATAATATGAGTCCTGTTAAAATTTCCAAAGAAATTTGGTATAGAACCACCAAAAGGAGTAAAGCCTGGGGCCACAACTAAACTAGCTACTAATTGTTGATCAGTTAATGGGACCGATGATACAATAACATTTTCAAGAACAGTAGTTGCGTAAGGAGATATCTTTTCTTTACCATCAGCTGTCCATGCTATAGATCTAAATCCACCATCTTGTTCAAATGAATTACGGAAAAAGAACGTTAAATCATCCATTGCATAACCAGCTAGATCTAGTTTCGATTCACATACCCAATAATTTTGATTTGTATATGTGGCAGGAAGTAATCCTCTCCAATCACTTATACCGTTAACTAAAGACCAAACGCCAGTAGCTCCGTTAGCGGCAGCAGTAAAAGGCGAAAATTCTTGTACTAATGTTCTATCACTCATTTCTTAGACCCCTTTTTCTTTGTTGGTTTAGGAAATAACCTATCTAAGAGAATATCTAGAGCATTCATTTTTTAGACCTCTTAAATGCTTTAGACATAGCTGCTAAATCTAGTCTTCCTTTTTTTGGTCCTCTTCTGAACTTGATGTGGTTAGCTCTGTTCTTAATGTAACGTTGCCATTGCGATAATTTACGTCTAGTCTTCTTAGCCGTTTCTTTAACTTCAACAACGGTTTCAACAACATCAGTAGTAGCGCGCTCAGCACGGCCAAGTAATGCTCTAAGTTCATTTAGAGTTCCCTCAATCTTAACCAAGGTATCAACCTCAGTTGTCACTAGCAGTTGATTGTATAGCGATAGCCATCCAGTCCTTAGAACCAAGTTTAACAACTCTACATCTAATTCTAGCTGTAATGAAAAGGGATGATGTATCAACAGCAGCGCCAAAAACACCAGCAGTTAGATACATTGAATCATTAACGACCATAAAAGCCTCAGATAAAGCAGCAGGTCCAAAGTTATCAGGGTACAAATCTTGGGTATGTGTAGCAATGTTATTTGCTTTATCGATATTTAATCCACCAGAAGAAATCAAACTTTGATTGTCTGCTCTAAGCATTTGGGTCCCAGGATTTAGATCGGACAGTTGTGTGGCAAGAGAACCGTTAGCATCTAGCATTCTTGCTACATCACTGCTTAGGTTTGTTCCTACTTGGTAAACAAAATCTACTGATTCAACTGCAACTGCTTGTCCAGTTGCCACATTTACATATGCACCCAGGTCAATAACGCCTTGCACTATTGTTCCATCTGCACTTGCATTTGGTAAAGTTACGGTTTCGGTTAGGTAAAAACTTCCTGTTTTTGCTGTAGCCATACTTACTTGGGGCTGCCGACCGCCTATAAACATCACTTCTATCTTCTAATCGGTGACTGGACGCGGC